GCTGTTGCCGTTTCTGCTTCTAATCATTGCAAGAATATCTTGCGCTCTATTAGCACCGTCATCTGCAGGTGCCGCTTCTGCTGTTGCAGGTGCTGCCTCTGGTGTTGGTGTTGGAGCAGGTGCTGCCGCTGCTACTGGAGCAGGTGCCGCCGCTGGCGCAGGTGTTGATGCTGTAGGTGGTGTATATTTTTTGTTAGGATCACCAGTGTTCTGACTCATGCCAGCTGGCTTAAAGTATTGACCCCAACGATCCATATCGTATGCTTCACCGTCTACTGACGCTTCAAACATCTCTTTCATTACCTTCAGTTCAACTTCGCCTGGTTTCTTTGGAAGGAAATCTGACATGTTAAACAACCCGTGTGTATCAATAGCTGCCTTTTCAACATCTTCTAATGCACGTTCTTTACGTGACCAGTTTGATGTAGAATAGTCTGCATAGCCACCTTTAGAAGTTTTCTTAATTCTAAAGTCAACGCCACGCATATAGTCTGTTGGCAGTTCTTCTAACTCAGGATCCATTAATGCACCTTTAATGATCTGGAAGATCTGTGGGCCAATAATAAATCTACGGATTGGGTTTTCCGGAGTCTTGTCTTCGTTTAACGGGTCTTCAACTACAAAACCTTGGAATACATATGAACGTTTTTTCCAATACTTACGTCCCATATCTTCTAATGATTTGTCTTTGAACCATGGACGAACTTCTGTTAAGATCGGACACGGTGTACCATCGTTGTACATTTCCATACACGGAACTTGTACAATAACCTGACGTGAGTCAGATTCGCCTTTTACTCCAGCAAACGGAAGTTTAATCATAGCACGTTCTGCCCAAAAGAACGTGTTAGAATTGTCAGCGTCAGGTAGGAATCGTAATACCGATTCTTTGCCTTCTGCCATATTCCAATGTGGGTAAATTGCGTTGTCGCCGCCAGTGTTTCCACCGGATGCTTTGTTTGCGCCTTCTTGAAGTTTAGCGCGGATTTCTGCGAGTGATGCCATTTTATAATGCCTCCTATAGCCTTTATGGTTATCTTACTTTGTTTATGCCTTAATGCACATATACTATTATGCACTCATATATTTATCTTGTCAACAGTTAATTTGTACAAAAGTGAATCAGTTTAGCCAAAAAGAAAGGAGACAAAAGCCTCCTTCCTAATTACTGCATTGTTACTTGTTTAATACATACATTGTTACTTCAAACCCAAAACGCATTTCTGTATATTCTGGTTTTGTCCACATAACTTGTACTCCTTAATTAAGTTTAAAAATTGTACTGCACTAGTATTTAAACATATTTTAGAGCAGAAGTCATACGTAAAATCATTAAATGTATATGTTGATTGAACGTAGCCATAAGCGTTTTAATATCTGCTTACGTCTATGGTCTCGAACTGCTATCTTCCAGCAATATTGGTTCCATAGTTCCATAACACCCTCCTTTTTAAAGTTAGGTGCGTTCCTTCGCGTTATGCTACTTCCGTCCTTGATAGGATGAACGTATAATATTTAGTCATAAAAAAAGAGTTGCTCTACTGTAAAGCAACCCTTTTTAGTTTTGAGCCTAGCTCAGTTACTTCTTAGTTTTTTTAGCAGCAGGCTTTTTAGCAGTAGCTTTTTTAGCAGTAGCTTTTTTAACTTCAGTAATTACAGGTTCAATCTTAGGTGCATGTCCTACACCATTTTTCGTAACTGTTTTTTGAATTACCTTTGCTTCTTCTACTACAACAGGTGCAGTATCCATACCAAATATCTTCTTAATAAAATTAATCATAATTTCTCCATTTTTATAAGTGTTATTTACGTCTTTTAGTAAGCGCCTGAAAGAGTTTTGATTCTTTCTAACTCAGCAAGTTCTTCTGCACCGTGTTCTTGTGCAGGAGCCATACGTTCTACCATTTTACGAGCAACCATTTCTGCTTGTTCACCAAACTTCTTGCCTACCATAGTAGCAACACCTTCTGGGCCTTTAGGGAATGTACCAGCTTGTCTGTCATACATTGACAGGATAAAGTTAGCTACTTCTGTTACGTTTAACTTATTTTTAGATTCCTGTTCTTTGTGTCCGTTGCCTTCGTTTGTGTCAGCATTTTCAATTTGTTCTTGTGCGTCCTCTTCTGCAAATTCCATTGCGCCTTCATGAGCATCTCCGCCCGGTACTACCTGCATTGTTGCAAGTTCGTCGTCCACTTTAGCGTTTGCGCCATTTGGATCTTCCATTGGATCTGCTTCGCCTCTTAAACTTTTAGGATCAATAATTGCTTTGTAGCCGCCTTCTTCTGTTTGTTCAATTTTTGCTTTATAGTGTAATGTTCCCATTTGTGATTCACCGTCATCGCCAATGAATTCAAACTCAGTCTTGCCTTCTATCTCTTCTGGCATAAACCCTTCTTGTTGTGATTCCATCCCACCAGCATAAGCATCTGCGGCTGGACGGCCTCTTGGTCCTTTGTTACCACGAATATTATCTTCATGTTCTTGAGCGCCTAATATTTTAAGACATTTCTTACCTGTTTCATAAACGTCTGATGGATCTGCATCTATCAAATCTCTTATTGCTGAATAACAACTTAATGTTTTATCGTCGGCTTTAAGATGCATGTTGGCAAAGTGGTCTCCCAATTCATCTGCAATATGATCATTGTCAGTAAAATCATCACTGGCTTTATCCATTAAATGATAGATGGAGCCTTCTAGCTCGTCTTTAAGTTCTTCTGCACTCAGTTTACTATTATTTTCTATGTCTTCTGGACCATATAAATTAAGTTCTTCTGGATCTGTAATTCTATCTGCCTTATCAAATGCATCTTCCATGGCTGGTTCGTCTACCATGTCACCAAAGTCTAGGTCTTCTAATACTTCTGGTGCATTCTCTTGAACCCATGCTTTAATTAATGGACGACAATCTGCGTTTGGATCTTGTTTAGCCTGTTCTTTAATTTCATTAAACAATGTACCATCTTGGATAATACCTTTTAAACTTTCAATAGCGTTAATTCCGCCCATGCCTGCTGGAAACTCTGAGTTAACTAGCTCACTTAAACTAGACACTGCTTCTTTAATTTCTTCGTCGCTGCCTGATTGAATTGGCGAATCTTCACCTAAACCCATCGCCCAAGCTTCAAATGCTGCCATCGGATCGGATGATTCATCTACATCGTTAATACCATTACCGTTGTCATCAATCCAATGACTGCCTTTTTCATCATGTGAATCATGTGAGCAATCAGAAGTAGGTTTGTGCATTGTGTCTCCACAATCTTTACAATGGTAGTTTGATTCTTCACTGCCTGACATTTCGACTATGTCGTCATAGCCTATAATTTCATCTTCTTTCATTAACCTATATAGTACTGGAAATACTGATGCTAAATCTTCTTTAAAATTGCGTACAGTAAATTGATCTTTAAACTGTTCCATAACTTCGTCCGGAACATCAAATGCTTCTGGTGCTTGGAATTCAGATATATAATTTTCGTAGTGTGCTTGTTTAGCTATTTTAGCAACTCGTTCTCTTAAAGCATCAAGTTGGCCTTTGCTACGTTCAACAACAGAATTAGTGTCGGAGTTCATTAAGTCGTTACGTACAACATAGCCTGTGAAACTTTTTAGTTGAGCAATTTCTTCACTCATTTTAATAATGCTTTCACCAATTTCATCATATGGAGCACCGCCATTTGCAACGTGTCTTTGCATTGCTCTAGCACCAGCTAAGTGAATAAAGGGATATTTAAATCTTTCGCCTTGTGAGTTTTCAACAAACAACGCTCCAATATTTCTTGACCTGTCGCCGGGTTTTTGCTCTGTATCATCAGCAAGTGTCTTACTGTGCTTAATGATTAATCTTGTATCTTCCAATTTTTGGAAACTTTGTTTTTTAGTACCGTATAGGTTACTCTCATTCATTGTACTCTCTCCGACTGGTTTTACTATTGTATTATTATCAGCTTTTGGTGATGTGTGCTGACTTAAAAACGCATAATCTCTTTGATCTAAATTGTCTTTAGAAATGTCTCTTGTATCAAATGCTAACATTCGTCTTTTACTAAATTTTCTTAATTCTTTTAGGAAGCCAAACCAGTTATCTTTTTGATCACCATCCATACCTTCAGTAATACCATTTGAAAAGTATACCTTCATTGAGTTTGGTTCTGCCAAACTAATACTTACATGCCCGATGTTTTTATCACCTTCGTTGTAATCAAAATCAAAGAAGCGAGCGTCTTCTGGATTAATTGTAATTGACCCAGCATCATCGCCTAATTTTAAACCTTTAAATCTACTTCTAATTTTGTAGAATAGATCAGTTGCTATGTTATTCGTTGCATCCATATAACTATTTATCAATATCCTGTGCTAATGAAGATCGGCATTGGGAACTGATCTTCGGTCATTCTTTCGGTCATTTTTTCGTATATCTTAGGATCCCAGTCAGATAACACATTTGCCATGCGTACAATTAAAAGTACTGCGGACACAAGGTCATCGTGTTCACCTGTTTTAGCACCGTACCCAACTCCGTGTGCTACAAATGTCTTAAGTTCTGATATTAACGGTTTACTGTATACCGTCATTTTACCTTTTTCTAGTAAGTTTTTAAAGCTACTACACGCAGTAATCTTTGTTTTATGTGTTGTATTAAAGCCTTTTCTATAGCGTCTTACATGCCCTTTTCTAATTGGTTCGCTTAGGAATAACCCTCTAAAGTTTTCCTCTCCAATGTCAGAAATAACTACTAGTGCTGCTTCACCAATTGTATTGTTCTCAACACTATAATAGATAGTTGGGTTTGGACTGCCTTTTTCTTCACACTGTTCATGAATGTATTGTAAAATTTCTCTAAGTACTCTTACCTGCTGTTGTATAGGAGTTAGGTTGTGTCTCCACTCTCCAACTTGTGTCATTGACGGCATTTCAAATATTTGAATAGCACCGTAGTCGCCACCTGTACCTAAACTTGGATCCATACTTATAAGGAATGTTGCTTTTGGATCAATCTTTTTGTACCAGCGTGTTTGCCCCATGTTTACTATAGGTTCTTTGCCTTCCAGTTCTATAAGTTTAACACTGTTGATAAGTGTTTCATCAAAGATTAAGAATTCACAATCAAACTCACGACGGAAACGTTCTTCTCCAATCTTTGCTTTCTCTTGTGCTGCCCATGCTTCATCTCTGTCTGGATGTTCAGTCCACGGTGCAAAGTAAGGAAAGAATCCGTTAGTTCCTACTGTTAAGTCATTACCGTGATCATCGAATTTTTTATTAGCTTCAGCCCAAATCATAGCAAACTGATCTTCATCTGAGTTTGGTGTACTTGTAACAATAGCTTTACCACCTGTTGAAAGTGTAGGTGATAGTGCAGTCCAAAACTCTTTGGCTTTTTCAGGAGGTTGCACAAACGCAAACTCATCACAGTAAATTAATGAAAGTGATTTACCACGTCCAGAATCTTCTGTAGTAGTTGTTGCTTGTATTCTACTTCCGTTATCGTATTCAATTGTGTTTCTGTTGTATGTGTATATTCCAGCACGAATAAAGTCAGGTAAATTTTCGTACCCAAATCTATATCTGTTCATAATATCTTGCGCACCTGTGTACTTGTGTGCAGCAATAAGGACTTGTGCCTCAGGAACAAACTGTGTATACCATAATAGATAACCAGATGCACATGTTGTTTTACCCATCTGTCTAGGTAACATAGCAACACAATATCTGTTTTCAGCGTATGCTTGAATTAGTTCTCTTTGAAATCCGTAAGGTTCAAACTTTAACGATCCTCTAACAGGATGTTGAATCTTAAGAAAGTTTTCGCAAAAATATAATGGACCTGTAATAGGATCCATACATGCTTCTAGATGCTTTACTTCTTCTATTGTGTATTTTACATTTTGGTGCGCTTTCTTAATTTGCACACCGTCAAGTGATTTTGCCATACTATTATTTACCCAAAAAAATAGCACCCGGAGGTGCTATTGATTTTAGTAGTAGGAGTCTTATGCTAATTCAAGTGTAGGTTTTACTGTACAAGTTACGCCAGTAAAGTCAATTTGTGCTGGTGTAGCACCTGATAAGTCAGTTAGTGCAATAATTTCATCTTCAATTTGTTCTACGATTGTTTCTGCACCTGCACCATCATAGTCCAACGAATCATTTGGCTGTTCAATAAAAACAGCAAATTTTTGGTTTGAACCGTATGCTGCACCACGAATAACAACAGTTGCATATTTTTCAATAATACGCATAATGCTTTCAATTGCTTCGCCGCTTTCTGTTTGTTGGTGTATTGCTGCCCCACATGCGACTTCAAAACATGTTAGTGCTTTGTTACCGTTGTAATGAGTTGCTGTCATGTCTGTATAATATTTTCTGTTTGCAGCAACTAGAATTGCACTTCCGCCGCCGATTGTAGATTGAGTTAAATCTGCCATTATTTTGCTCCCTTAGCTTCTGCTAAACGTTGTGCTAGTTCAGCTTTGATTTGCGCTCTTAAATCCTCGCCTTCTTTAACTTTACGCATTGGATTATCACCATCGGATACTTTAGCATGTGTATCTTTAGGACGGTTCATTCCGCCTGCTAATTTGTTTTGCATATAGTCAATGTCTCTGTGGTCTTCGTCAGGCTCATTAGCATATGCTTCTTCTTTTTCATCTTCATCTTCATCTTCTGAATCTGTTTCTTTATCGTGATCGTCCATGTCGTGATCACCATCGTCATCTTTGTCTAGACCTTTGATAACATCGTGATCTGCATCATGGTCATCTTTGTCCATATCTATGTCTATTTCACCACCTGGCATGTCATCATTATCATCGTCAAAGTCTGGAAGCAATTTGTTAATTGGCTTAGGCATAGGCATTGCATCCATATCACCGTCGCCATCTATGTCCATGTGTGGAATAGGCATTGGCATTGGCGGTTTTGGTTGGTTGATCATATCTGGATTAACTTTAGTCATAAGTTTTAAGATATCTTCAATAGCATCACCTTCAGCACTAATATTAACATTCATACGTGCTTTGTCTTTTGGTTCCGGTGTTGGCATTGACATTGGCGTTGCTTGTGGCATAACTGGCATTTCAGTTACCGGCGTGTCAAGTTCACGCATTCTCTGCATAAGTTGATTAAAATCCATTAGTTACTCCCTACCGGACTTTTTATGCCCGCTTTGTCTGTTTTAATTTTAGGCACGTCAGCAAATACATCTGCTTTAAGTTTATCGTGTCCTAATTCTTTTTTACGTGCTTTAGCTGTTTTAGCTAAATCCTTTAGGAATGATTTATTAAAATCATCTCCAAAATAATCTTTATTTTTAATTTTGCCTGCTTCTTTGTATTCGTTATCATGTAACAATGCGCCTGTTTTAGGATCACTGTTAATTTGATACTCTTCCGAAGGACTTGCACTGTTTCTTACTTTGCAAACTTCCGGACTACATCCCATCTCAGTTAATTCTTTTTCAATTTCCTGTGGTGTACATGGATACTCAGTAACTAAATTAAAAATATGTACTTCAACGTTCTTTAACTCTGGAAAGTCTAACGGAACTTCTTGTACTGGTGTTTTATTTGTTTCTTCACAAGTTACTACCTGCCTAGAAGCAAGTCTAGACTTAAGGTTTTCACAAAAATCTTCAGGACAGTCGCCTGCTAGTTTTACATTAAAACTGTAGATTTTTTTGCTCTCTGTTAAATATTCTCTGAACGTTTTCATATTAGTATTTATTCCTTTCCGCTTAATTTCTTCATTAGTTCGTTGCGATCTAACATAACATACCCTTGCCCATTAACAATGTTATGAGGATCATCTGGGTCATCTTTATCCATTTTAAGTTTTCTAAGCTGAAGATCTACTGCTTTAAGTTTTTTATCAATCTTAGCAGACTTAGCATCTACGGCATTTTTTAGCATGCCTCCAGCAACTTCAAAAATACGTCCACTGTATCGTACTTCTACATTCATACCAAGATCCATTAGATCATCGTATGCTTGTTCAGCTTTAGCTGCAAGTTTATCCAAATCATTTTCGTCTAGTGTATTTAATTCGGATATCTGAGGAAGTTCTTTAGTAATGTTGTTAATCGCAGCATAGCTATCATTAACACTTGCAATTTCATTATGCATTTCATCAGCGTCAATTGCTTTTATCTCCGGAGTTTCACTCACTTCGGCTTCCTCTTCCTGCTGTTCTTCTAGGTTAAATAGTTCTTCTAATTTCTTAGTCATGTAAGTACTTATCTTCTCTTGGTGCCTTGGTGAAAAATATCTTCTTCGGTTACTACTCTAAAACGTAGTTTCTTTTGTTTACACCATGCTACAGCAGCTTCCCATTTGGCTAAATTTAAAATATACTGTTCTTGATTGTATCTACTTTTGCCAACATTTTCACGTACTGATTGATTTTTTGGTTTTACTTCTATTACTTCTGCATGTTGCTTTCCGTTCTTATCTGCATATTGAATAAAAAAGTCTGGCACATATATAGTAGGTTTTCCCGTTAGTGGATTTCTATAAGGTATTTGTATTGCTTCACTTGCCCACTTAGCAACACCTGGATGTTCATCTAACATCCTCATAAACACAGTTTCCCAACTTGAACGAGCCATTGGAAGTTTAGTCCCAACATACTTTTCTTTGTTTTTCATTTCAAAACGGCCTTGAGCAAACTTAGCCATATTATGGACTCACATTGCGCTGTTTTGTAGTATCCTCTACTGGCTGTCGATATCCTAATGTAGATGTTGCAGGCCTATTGTTATTAAGTACTTCTCCGACTAACGCACTGATCTTTAGTGAGTCAAGCCCTGCAATACCATCAAGTACTTTTGAGATACTAATGTTTTCTAACTTGGCTTGTTTTAGTAGAGTAGTTGCAACAACTTGTGCTGCCGAATCTTCAAATCCTTTTTCTTTAAAGAATCCAATAGCAGTATCATAATCAACTGCATTATATTCTAGTGGAGTAGTACCGTAAACATCAAAGTATAACCTTGTACGTGCTGCACTATCTTGTATTTGCTTTGGTGGTAAATTAGTAGGCATGTTATGTTCCTATGTCGCCGCGTTTTCTCGCTACTGTTGTTTTATTCTTTGCATCGTTCTTAGGAAATACAGTTCCAGCAATTCCACTAATTGTATTTGAAATTTGATTTATACCTGCAGGGCTAGTTAAAATATTAAGAGCTTCACTTTTAAGTCCGTCTTTTGACAAGCCTCTAATATTTTTATATGTATTAACTGCGGCAATGGCTGTTCCTAAGAATCCTTGTGGACTACTAAATGCTGATCCGTTGCCAAGAGCTCCAAAAATTGATTCTAATCCATCAAGCACACCACCTTCGCCCGATAGTAATCCTGTTCCACCACCTGCAACTCCTAGTGGAGATGATTGGGTATCGTAGTGTAGATTAGTAAATCCTTTAGGTGATCCTTGTGAAACTGTACCTGCTGTATATTGTACTGCTTCATATTGTAGTGTCATTGAACTTGCTGCAGGCTCACTACCTTCAGCATAATCCATCTCACCGTGATCCCATTTTGTAATTTTAGGATTAATTAATGTGTATCCAATAAAACGTCTACGGCCCATTGTGTAGATAGTTACACTTTTAAAAAAGTCTACACTTGAGTTATTATCAAAACCATATGCATAGTTGTTTGTTTCTTTGCTTCGATAACGGTCTGCATCAAAAGCGCCTGTTGGCAAACTTCTATCTGCAACATAGTATCCATAATACAATGCCCACATAGCACTAATAACACCTTGATTATCGTCGTGCATTGAAAAGCTCACTGGATCATAAGTTATTTTTTTATATACATTATGTTTTTTGTTGTATTGATTTATTGTTTCAGTATCAAAACTAAACTTAGGAAGCCCTACATTTTTTACAAGTAGTCCGGTTTCTTCTGTATGTTTTTGTTTAAAGCTACCTGACTTTAGTGCAGTAGGATCAAATTCAAATCTAACATAATAGTTAAATTTAGTCCTAGGCGCAAGACGCATAGTATCGTCAATAAACAATCGTGTAGCATGAGTGTAGTTACCCATGATACCTTTAGGCTGAGTTAAGCCGGTTGCAAAATCTGATAAGAATCTAGTAAATTTGTTTGCCATACTATTATTTAGCCATAAAAAAAGCCCGGTTTATTTTCCGGGCTTTAAATATTGTTGTAACTGTTGAAGTTTAAGTTACGCCACCTGCACCAGTAGTAGTTTCACCAAGTGTTCTACCAACCGCAGCACCAATTCCTGTGCCAACGCCTGTTTCACCTGCGCCCCATTGTACCATGTTGTCAAAGCGTATAGTTAATGCTACTTGCATTGCTTCGTTAGTACCGTAGTTTGCATCGCCGTAGTCTACGTTAGTTAGGAAACAACCATACATGTTTGATGTTTCTAATACGTTAACTCCGCCTTCACTAGCACCGTTACCACCGTCTAGTACTTCAATTTTAGTTGTAAATTTGTAATCAATACCTGATCTTGCAGATGCTTGTTCGACAAAGTCAAACTGTTTCTGTACCTGCTGTCCGACTAGTTTCTGTACAAACCCACTTGCATCGTCACGTAAGTTCAATGAAAGAGTTTCAAAGGTATACTTACCTGCTAGATACACACGTGAGTTGTAAACTTCTAGTGGCATTTCTTCAAAGCCTACTTTAGGTCTAGAAACATCTACAACTTGTTTTGTCAATTCAGTAGCTGCACTAACACCAAACCCTAAAAGTGTCACCCTAAAGCGATATTTTAGTTTTGGCATCAACAGTACTTGGTTTCCTGCGTCTGTTGGTACTCCAAAGTTGTTAAGTGATGTAATTGGCATTATATTTCTCCTGTGTTCTTGACACGCAACGGAATGTAAATAAATTCAATTGCCTTAATAGGTTCAATAGCAATATCAACATAAAGTTCATTCCTATCTACCCTTGACGGCGTATTATTGGATTCATCACATACAACTGCAAAGTCGTATAGAGCTCTTAGACCTACCAATTCAAGTAGTAAAGATTCAACTGCTTGTTTGATCTCGTCTCTTGTTATTTTATCGTTTGGCTCAAAGATATACGGTCTTGCAAGTTTGTTAAGTTGGCTACGTAAGTAAACAACTAAACGTGCTACATTAATTCTATCTAGTGCAGAAGCATTTCTAGCTCTAGTTTTCTGTCCGTAGTTAACAAGTCCTACACCATTAAAGAATGTAATTGGATTAATTTTCAATCCGTAAAGTGTATCTCTTTGTCCTTCGTTAAGTGCTACAGTTTGGAATTCACCTGTTGCTGCATCAATGTATCCTACTGATGTAGCGTTGCTAATTCCACCACGTCTTGTTCCTGCTGGAGCAAACCATGGAAACGATACTTGATCACTTAGTGCAATTGTTCTCATCATCATGTGTGAAGCTGGAACAACAGCGTTGGAACCACCTAAGTCAGTTGTAAATCCATTTGGATAAAACGCACCTAAGTATTCATCATAAGTTACAAGTCCATCGTCACTGTTATCAGTAACTAAGTTACTATTTGAACCGTATGTTAACAATGAAGTTGCATCACTTGCTAGTCTTAATGGTGTGTCACCAATAACAAACGCTGTTAAGCCTCTGTCAATATTAAGATTAACTAGGTTGCTCATTGTTTCTGTATAGCCTGGGCATGAAATTAAGTTAAAGTTTCTTGTTTCTTCGTCTCTAATTTCTGAGCTTGTGTCAATTACAGATTTAAGTGCTTGTACAACTACCATACGCTGTGCATGTCTACCAAATGATCCGCTACCATCTTCTTGGTTGCCTGATTGTGTAGACCATCTGTCTGTAGCATAGCCTGACATTGCTTCGTCACCAAAGCGTGTATTGTCAGCAGTTAGATCAACGTAGTTGTTGTTGTATTTCTTAACGTTTCCGCCACTTCTACGTAAGTTCCATAGCAACATACCTTTTGGATATAGTGCTGGATCTGGAGCATCTGGATCTACATAGTTATTAGTTAACAAGTCTAAAATAGTTGCTGCTGTGTTACCAGTAGCGCCTGCTAGTCCATAACGTGCATCTCCAAATAGTACACCATTTTCTGTAGTTTGGTCTGTTTTATCAACAAGTACCCATGCTAGTGTATTTCCGTTCCAACGGTAAATTGTTGGAAAGTCTTCTAAACTAGCTGTTGAAATCCAAATATCACCATCTACAAGTGCTGTTCCGTCGCTTTGTCCTGTTGCTGCAAGTGGTTTTGTTGCAGAAACAATTGGTCCAGCTGGTGAACAATTAGCATACCCTGAGCTGTAATTTTGATAACCAACCCATGTTGTACCATTGTGAATCATTAAGTCAACGTCACTAAACTCTGGGTTATACCAAAGTTGTCCGTCTGCTGGTTCAGCTAATGGTGCTGTGCTAGTTGCTGAAAAACTATCAGCTGCTAGTGGTTTCCAGTTAGAAGCAATAAAGTCTTCAGCTGCGCCTGTTGGTGCTGCGTAGAAGTTAGCTGATCCTAATCCTGTGTTAATATTAAATGCAGTATATGAACTTGCAATCGGAGTATTAGTTCCGTCTGTAATTCTAAAGTCTCCACCAAGTTTGTGGAAAATTTGAATTTGGTTTGCAGAGTTAACTGAAGCTTCAATATTTGTAAAGCCTGCACTGTTAATAGCACCTGCTACCAAAGCTGCATCGTTTGCATTTGCTGCTGCTGTAAATGTAACTGTAACACCAGCATTTAATGTTGCAGAAGTTTTAATTCCTTCAGCAATTGTAAATGTGTTTGATCCTGCAGTAAACGTTGATGCTGTTACTGCTGCTGATGTAATAGTTGTGTTTCCTGTATTTGCTCTACGTAGTACTTTAAATGCAGCATCAATAGGAGTTGTATCGTATCCACTATTTTCTGTTGCGTTTGATTGTACATATAAACTGTCAACTGGAATGTTAACACCGCCGCCTGCTCTATCTAAAGCAAAGATTGAAGATCCGTTGTTAGCATATATTGGAGCATTGTATGAAACCCATGCTAGAGTTGATGCATTCCACTTAGCTGCTCTCCAACGTGCGCCACTGTTAGGCTCAGTTGTTTTAATCCAAGCACTTCCTGATGGACGTGAGTTTGTGTCGTCTGTTTTAAACTCAGGTACATTTGTGTGCGATGAAATTTGTAAAGCTGGTCCGTAGTATGTAGATTTTGCAATACCTAAATTTGTAAAGTTAACTGTTACTCCACTTAGGCCGTCACCAATTTCAATAGCATTTGTTTTAGCTGAATCGCCAATGCCGTCATCTAGTGTTCCGTCTGAGTAAAGATAAAGTCTACCGCTTACGTTTCTAGCAACAATACCTTGTGTTTCACTGATAGATCCGTTAATTGATGCTACCAAGTCATCTAAAGTACCTGTAATGCTAAAGTTTGTCCCGTTAATAGTAAATGTTTCACTACTAGCAGCTGATACACTGTAAGTACTACCAACGATTGTTGGATGGCTAGCTGTCCAATCGTTGCTTCCTACTTTAACCCAAAGTCCCTGTGCTACGGTTGAACCGTTACCTGCGGACTTGTACCAAACTGTTGCGTTTTCTTTTGAAGCTACATATGATCCGCTACCTTTAACAGTTTCGAATACAATAGCGTAGTTGCCAATTGCTCCTACTGAAGCAGTTGGTGCACCATTACTAATTTTTGAAGCATCGTCGTCTGTTAATACAATTGGTGTTTTAGCTGCAAACTTCTGGCCGCCTGTTGTAGTAACAGCAGCACCGTTCCATTCCTGGATGCCGTATGCACTTGATCCTGTATTAATCCACCACTTGCCGTCTGCTGGATTCGCTCCCGGAGCAGTTGTTGAGCCTTCTAATTCGTCTAAGTCAACATCAGCCCTAACAACAAAAGCTGCGTTTGATACGCCTAGTAAACTGTATCCAGCTAGTAAGCCGTATTCGTTTAGTTCGCTTCCGTGTATTGGTGTGTTGCTCGCTGTCTTCTTGAAGTTTGGAACTCCAAATAGATCAACTAATTCTTTCTGCGAGGTAACTTTATATGCTTTACCTGCGTTAGCTTTCAGCGTGCCTGCGGCTGTTGCCGTGCCTGCTGCATTTAATTTATCTTGCGATGATGAAATAACAATTAGCGGAGTTGTTCCTGGCTCAGCCGGGGTATACATACTCTCATCTATTACTGTTACTTCTACGCCTGGTGATGTTAGTGCCATCTTTATTATCTCCTGGTAATATTTTGTATCAGTCTATTACGTAAACTTGTTGCAATTGTATTTAGTATATATTTTAAAAATCACTGGGTTTAATACCACTTAAAAGGGGCAGAAAAGGTGTAAATACTATTATGAGACCACAATGTAAGTGCGGAATACGGCCACGTGCTGTAAATTATAAAAAAGGAAACACAACCTATTATAGATCGTTGTGTGAAGTGTGCAACAACAAAGGGCTGTACGCTGGCGTGCCTCGTTGGGCTCGTGCAGGATATAAAAAGAAACTTGAATGTGACAAATGCGGATTTAAATCACCGCATCAAGAAGTGTTTAGAGTTCTACACATTGACGGTGATTTAAATAATTGCAGACACAGTAATCTAAAAACTGTATGTGCAAACTGTATTAGTGTTTTGACTAAAGAAGGTATAAAATGGAAACAGGGCGACTTAACTGCTGACTATTAACTTTTTAATAATTGAGTACAAATCGTCTATTGATGTATCGTTTTCAATAATATGATCAAACTCTGTTCCTACCCATGCCCATTCACTAGCATGTATCTTATTAATTTTCATTTCGTTTATATGGAGATTTGATCCTTTGTTTGCTTGAACAGCACTCTCGTACCACTCAGGCAATCTACCACGCTGTACCCAAACAATTTTACCGCCTTGATTTTTAATAGCAGTAACTTCATTAGGAAATCGTACATCACTAACAATAACATCATCTTTGCTGCTACGTAGCTTATTTTCTAAACTTGCAATCCAAATATCATCATGAAAAGACTTACGACATACTTCTGTACCCCAATATTGAAGTACCCATCTAGGAGTTAATGTTGGCATACCTAGTCGTTCTGCCCACCAAGGATCTACTTGCTCTCGCCATTCACGTGCTTCTTTTGTACGCCCTTCAACTAGTGTACGGTCCCAGCCAAATACAGCTGACACTGCATCTTTAAGTGTATTAGCAAAACTCTCTCGTCTAAACTCATGGAAATTTACAAGGTAATCTGCAACAGTATCTTTGCCACTACCAATAAAACCGCATACGCCTATAATCATAAATTGTTTACTCCTAATGTAATGTATTCATTATACTAGGTTATAAACTAATTGTCAAGAGATTTTATTTAAATTTGTTTAAGCGTCTTACCAATTTAGTAGCTGTATTGATATTTTTGGTTCTGCTCTGACGTCGAGCTTGTTGCACACTAGTTTTAGCTCTAGTAGTTTTCATACGCTGTGCTTGTGCTACGTTAGGATGATCCCAACATTTAGCTGGATGTGAAACTTGTCTACTTTTTCTTGGACCTGACGGACAACGGAACTTCATTTTAACCGATCCGCCTCTTGCAGTTGCTTTTCCTCTGCCCCAAACCATAGCATCGTATAGTTCTTCGTCTTCCCACATAAATTCAGATGCTTTCATTATCCAATAATCCAACTGTAACCAGATCCGCCCGGAACTAATGTAATAAGCTCTTGCGTTAATCTTTCTAAATCTGCCAATCCTTCTGCTTTCATGGATGGTCCGTTAAGTGCTGTTCCGCCTTGTGGCCCTGCAATACTTGCAAATTTCTCTCTTGCTTGTCCTAGCATAATTTTACAATTAGCTAATGTGTAATCTTTAATCCACTGTCCTGCATACACATCTGCTAAAATAATATGATCTGGCTTTTCATTATACGCCCAAAGAAGTACTTGTTCAGATCCTCTTGGTCTCTGCATAATAGTTAATTTTTTACTTTGAGGGTTCCAAGTAAAGTTAATAAACGATCCAAACATCTTACCAACTAGTTCTTGGTATTGTGCAAATAATTCATAAGTTGCAAGTCCGCCCATGTTAGTTGAACTTAGCAAATATGTATTAGTATAAGCAAGGTTGAACGGTTCAAACACTGTTCCGCCGGA